CCCATGACCTGCTCGTAGGACTTGGCGCGCGCATCGTCGAAGTAGTTCTGCTGGCGCTGGAGGGCAGCGTCGATCTTCTGGTCGTGCTCCTTCAGCAGCTCGTCGAGGTGCTTCTGGTGCTCGAGCGCCTGGGCGGTCTGCTCGGCGCGGAACTTCTGCTCGTCCCGGATCCGTGCCTGCTCGACGGAGGACTTGTTCTGCTCGGCGGTGACCGCCGCCTCGGTGAGCTTCGCCTGGTCGCCGGCGATCGCCTTGTCCTCTGGGGATTGGACCGTTCGCGTGAACTTCTGGCGCGCGCCGGGGGGCGGCGTCGGCGCGGCTCCCTGGGGCGCCACGGTGGGCGTCAGGTCCGGGATCGGCTGCAGTGCGGGCGCTGCCGACTCCCCCGCCGCGGGCGGCGCGGACAGGAGAGCCTCTGCCAGGCTGGCGTCGTCCAGCGTGGTCCCGCCTGGCGCGGGCGAAGGTTCCTGCTCTTCTGCCGCCGGCGCCTCCGGGGCTTCCGGCGCGATCGGCGCGTCCTCCTCTTCCTCGGGATCGATCATCCGCCAGCCGCCCGGTTCAGGTGATTGAAGTAGCTCGAGAGCGGCCGCATTGGGGGCGGCGCGCCGGGGGCTGGCGCGGGCTGACGCGCGGGCGGGGCGCCCTGCTGGGTCCGCTGGGTGTCGACCACGGTGCCGGCGCCGGGGGTCGGTGAGGAGGCGGGGCCAGGTGCGGCCACGCCCGGGGTGTAGCCGGGGGGAGCGTACGGGTCCGGCGCGCTCGCCGGCGTTGCGGGCGTCGCCGGTACGGCCGGCCCGCTGGGTCCTCCGGGCGTTGCTGGCGCGGCAGGAGTCGCCTGATTCTGCCACCCTGGCGTCCCGACCCCGGTCAGCCACCCATCGGCGAGGGCCTGCGAGCCGGTGTACCCGGACTGCTCGAACTGCTGGAAGGCCGCCGCCGGGTCAGCCACGCCGGACGAAAACTGCGGCGTCCCGGTCAACATGCCCATCGACGCGGTCTGTGCCGCGCGGAGCGCGTTGGCCTCGTCGCTCTGGCGCTGAATGGCGGCCTGGTTCGCCGGGTTGGCCTCGACGGCCCGCCGCGCCAGGATGGCGTCGCGCTGCATGGCGTAGAACGGGCTCGCTTGGCTCATCCCGGGCGGCATGAACCTCGCGACGTACTCGTCGTCGGTCTCGGGGCGCGCCGAGATGGCAGGCACGGCCGGCGTGGCAGGACCTCCCAGAGCCGGTACGGCCGGGCCCGCCGGCATGGCACCTGGCTGCGTCACGAGCACGTTCCCGCCATCGCCGCCCCAGAAGCCAGACACCGGCGGCTGTCCTCCCGGGGCCGGCATCGGATAGGCACGCTGCGGGGGCGCGGGCATCGCCGCCGCGGCGGGCGGGGACGGGATGGGCGGGGCCGCCTGGGAGCCGTTCGAAGGTCCCGCGGCCTGCTGCTGCCCGGCCACGGTGGTGGCGAGGGCCGCGCTCTGCGCCGCCGGGCGGGGAGATGTGGCGGGAGACAGGGGGGCGTCGATCGCCGATGGCCGGCGCGTCGCCAACGCCTCCCGGAGCGACGGCTGGCCAGGGGGCGGCCCCTGACTGTCGTCCGTGCCTCGCTCGCCCGCGGCCGCCCGGTAGAGCTGGCCGAATCCAGGATGCCGTCGCCTATGCTGCATGTCGTCCCTCCACGCGGTCAAGTCGCTTGTTGAGCGTCGCCAGCATCGCCATCAGCGTGCCCGTGCTGCCGGCGCCGTCGATCACCTTGCCGCCGGGCGTGTCCTTCACGAGCGACTTGCCCGCGGGGGACCGCTCGAGGTCCTGGGCCATGACGCCGGTCTTCTTCCCCGGACTCACGCCGGGACCGCGCACGTCGTCCTTGTAGCGGAAGGACTTCGGATTCATGGCATCGAGGATGGATTGAGCCGCAGCCTCGCCGTCGCTGACGTCGGTCTTCGCGCGGCGGTCTGACGTGGTCCCCTGGTCGAAATCGATCGACGGGGACTGGTTGCTGTCGTAGTTGGGGGCGTTCCCGCTTCCGCTGGTGCCGGACGATCCTTTGAATAGGGTCGCGAGCCCGGTCCCGAGCGCCGCGAGGCCCTGCCGATTGGCTGCATCCACGCGCGCCGCCGCTTCGGCGGCCGCCGATCCGCCCTGGATGGTCTGGGTTCCGGCCGCCAGCGTGTTGGCGGCGGCGTCCTGTTTCGTCTTCTCGTCGAGCTGCCGCTGGGTCAGCGTGTTCGTCGCGTTCGAAGCGGCGGCGTCGTTGATGAACTTCGCGTTGTTGATGTTCGTCGAGGTCGAGTTGTTCGCGTTCGTCGCGCTCGCCTCCTCGTTGAGCCTCTGCGTCTGAAGGTCCGCCGTATTCTTGGCGAGGGCAGCGGCAAGGGACACGTCGGTCGCGAGCTTCGCTTGCGTCTCCTGCGCCGACAGGGCGTTGCCGGCGTTGTCGTGCGAGGCCTGGTATTCGAGCTCGGCCTGCTTCGCCATCAGCTGCGTGATGTTCGAGGCGGTAGCCGCCGACGCCTGCGTCTGGTTGCCCGCATTGGCGACGCTCGCCTGGGTCTGGTTCCCGGCGTTCGCGATATTCGCTTGGGTGAGCAACTGCGCCAGCGTCTTCGACGCATCCGTCTGGTTGGAAGCGTTCAGCTTCGAGACGTCCGTCGTTAGCCCAGCGTTCGTCTGGCTCACGCCCGTCGCCAGGGTGGCGTTGCGGTCGGCGATGTTGATGTCGCCCGTGCGCGCCGTTCCCAGCACGTCTCCGAGTTGGCCGCGTGCCGCCGCGATCTCCTGGGCGCGCAACAGGGCCGCGTCAGCCGATGCGCCCTGGTTGAGCCGGCCGATGTTGTTGGCAGCGGTGCGCAGCGCGAGCGCGACGTTCCCGCCCCCGCTCGCCTTCGCCGCCAGCCCGAGCTGGTTCGCCTCCTGGCGCTGCTCGGCCTCCCGGAGCTGAAGCTCGGCGACGCTCGGCGCGTTCCCCAGGATCGCGTCGTTCAGGTAGCCGGCTAGTGTCTTTTGCTGGTCTCGCCATTCGGCTTGCTGGGTTGGGTCGAGCTGTGAGGCCTGGGCCTGTGCCGCCTTCGCCAGTGCGACGTTGATCGACGAAGCCGGGGTCGCAAGGCCGGCCGTGGCCGTGCCCGCCTGGACCGTCGGGGCCGCTCCGATCCGCGGCGCCACCACCTGAGGGATGGCCCCGACCTGGCCAGCTGTCGCCTGCGTGATCGGAAGCTGCGCGAGGACGGTCGCCAGCGTCGGATCCTTCGCCTGCGCGGCCGTGATCGTCGGAGCCACGCCGGGGGTCGCCGAGTCATACGCCGCCCCGAACTTCGACCGCAAGTCGCGCGCGGCAGCAACATCGGACGCAAGGCCGGCCGTGGCGCCGCTGAGCGATGTCCCGGTCCCGCCGATGCCGCCCGCACCTGACCCGCCGGTCAAGCCGCCGAGGCCGTAGTAGCCGGCGATCGCCTTGAGGATGCTGCCCGCGGTGTCGTTCGAGAAGATGGGGTCGTTCGCGTGGTCGCCGCCGAGCAGCTTGTCGGTGACCGTCTGATTGTTGAGCCCGGGGGTCCCTATTGGGTTGAGCGAATCGGTGACACCCTTGACGCTCTTGATCCCGGCCTTGATGTCACCGGCGGCGGCGGTCGGGTTGAGCAACCAGTTCCCGACGCCCTTGCCGGTGTTCTGAGCGACGTCCTGGGCGGTGGCCGCGTCCTGTTTCTCCTGCGTGATCTGCTGCGCGGTCTTCGTCTCGGTGCGGTTGACGCTGCCGTCGGGGTTGAGGTAGTCGGTCGTCTGGTTTCCCGTGGCCGGGTCGTACGTGAGGCGGTTGAGCGGCGTCTGACCGTCCGCGCTGTAAGTGGTCTTCGTATTCGCGCCATCGCTCGTCGACGCGACCGTCAGCGTCCCGTCTGGGTTCTTCGAAATCGTCCCTAGGAACTTCCCGTCCGAGCCGTACCTGAGCTGATCGACCTCGCCGGTGGCGAACTGCCGCGTCTCGGTCCGCGAGCCGTCCTGAGCCGTGACGGTGGTCGTGATGAGGTCGGGATTCCCCGAACTGTCGTACCTCGTTACGGTGGTGGAGCCGTCTGGATTCGTGACCGTCGTTGGTGCCTTGGCCATCAGGTCCCCACCATGTTGAAGCTCTTCCCGCGTCGGAAGAGACCGGGCTTCACGCCGACGACGAACATCAGGGCGTCCCACGCGAACCCTCGCGTCTGGAAGTCCGTCGTGTCCTCGATCGTGATGTCCATCGAAGTTTGCTTGCTCTCGTATGCGTTCAGCCTGAACTCCAGCTGATACGGATCCGGGTCGGTCGTCGCGTCAAAGGTGAACACCTGGCCCGCGACACTTCGATGGTTCAAGGAAAGAGAAACCTTGACCTTGTGAGAAGCGTACCACTGGCCCAAAAGCTGTCCACGCCAGACGCGGGCCAAGCCGCCGATTCCAGCGAAATTCAGGTCGGAGATCTTCACCTTGACCGTGTAGGCGACGCTCTCCTGCCAGCTCGTCAGGTCCTCTTTCTTCAACTTCCCGTCGCTGGTCAGGAGGTACCAGTCTCCCTGGTGGACGATGCTGTGGACGCACGCTTGGCCGGTAAACCATGTCCAGACGGGGGCGCCGGCCACGCGAGTGAAGTGGGTGTTGAGGACGAAGGTGGTCCCTCCCTCGGTGGTGAACCGAACCTCCGGATAGGTCGGGTGGACCGTGGCACCAGAGACCGTCTGATTGGCGGCCGTCGTCTCGACGGGCGCCCCGATGTACTCGATTCCCAGCGATCGGTTGAGCAGCCAGAACCCGCGCTTCGACGAATAGAAGATGATCCCCAGGTCGGTCAGCACGACGGACCGCGGCTGGTCCGTCCCGACTCCGACGGGAAGTTGCGTCACGCTCGGAATCGTCCCGGCCCCCGTGTTGTCTGGGAAGTCACCCGCCCACACGTAGATCGTATCTTTCTTGAGGGCGATGAGGTGCCCGTCCATCGACATGATCTTGTAGGTGGGCCCCGTGCTATCTGGCGTCTCGACAATGAAGGCGTCGGTGAATCCGACCGACGTCCCCGGCGTGTACTCCTTGCCGAAGCGGATCCGCCAGGGCTGCTCGGCGTCGATTCCGAACGGCCGATTCTTGTGCTCGATGATGTCGTTCAGGGCTGGAGGAGAGATGTTCTCGAGCTCGGTCACCGGCTCGAACGGCTCCCCGGCGAGCAACGTCGCCTCGGAATGCTGGTCGACGAAGGTCAGCACGCCATTGGTGAACGTGTCACCCGCGTAAACCGACGGCGTCACCCGATAATAGACGTCTCCTGTTCCCCCCACCGGCGTGCAGAAGATTTCCACCTGGATGGTGCCGCGATTCGTGGCCGCCGCGGGCGGGAACAGCGTCGCCTGGACCGACGAGTTCGCGTTGACGGTGGTGATGAGCGCGGGCGTGCTCATGGCCGAGACGTATTTCTGCGAAGCGGAGTCGAGCCACTTCCAGCGGGCAACGTATGACCTGGTACCGGCAACGATCGATCCGCTCGCCGCCGCGCCCTCGACGAGAGTGAGCTTTTCGGGCTTCAGGTCGAAACCCTGCTCGTGGATGTTGTTGTCGCCGGCAGCGTCGATTTCCGTGACATTCGAACCCGGCCACAGAGAGACGCCCCCGAACGCCAGCGCGCCGGTGACAACCGACGGAGACAGGGTCAGCGCTACATCGGACAGGCCGTATTGCAGAACCACGGCTCCGGACTTCGTGTCAGCGGACACCGCGTTCGCCCCCAGGAAGTGCAGCACCCCTGAGCCGTCGGCAGCCAGCGACGACAGAGCGAACGTCGTGGGCGCGCCGGCCTTGCCGGGGAGGGCCTTGCCGATGATCGAGCCCGCGCGGGTGGCGCCGGACGGGCTCACCGCCGCCAGGAAGTACGTCTGCTGCGGTGCCACAACCGATCCCGCCGCCTGGGTCGACTTGTAGACCAGCGCCACGACCGCCAACGGCCCCTGGGAGCCGGTGCCGATGTAGCCCACTCTGGAGGCGAGCCCGCACGCATCGCTGATCGGCCCCGAGTTCCCCGCCCCCGAAGCTACGGTCCACATCACATGCTGATGGGTAACGCCAGCGGCATCGTTCGCGTGGTACTCGATGAGCAGAAACGGCGAGCCGGCGTAGACGCCGCCGGCCATGTTGTCGACCCCCGCCACGACCGCGCCCGCGTCGCTGCTGGTGGCGGTGATGGCCAACGTGGTCTGATTGATGCTCTGAAGCTTCGCCCCGTTCGCCGCGTTCAGGGTGCCGTAGTAGAGCAACCCCTGCTGGACCCCCGCCGGTATCCAACAGAGCGCGACGTCGGGCTGATTGGCCGCCGTCGCATCGCTGACCGTCGTTCCGACCGCGAGCGCCGTCGAGAGCAGACACCGCACGTACGTCCCAGCCGCCGAACGGTAGAGCAACGCGATGTGGGTCGAGTCGAAGCCGGTGATCACGTCGTAGTCCGTGCCGGCGAGCGCACCGCCCGCCGCGATGACCGTCGTCGGAGCCACGACCGTGTACGGGCTCGTGGCCAGGATGGTCGTCGCTTTGATGGCGTTCGCCTCCTTCCAGAACACGTAGAAGGTCGACCCCAGCACGACCACCTTTGTCTTGCTGGCGCCCGTCGCCACGGTGACACCGCTCATCACGACGCCGCCCGCGGCGTTGCGCACCTGGTATTGCGCGCCGCCGTCCTGGTCGACCCAGACGTAGCAGGCGGTCGTCTGGTAGTAGGCGACGTCCTTGTTGGACTGCGTGGGCGTCTGGGTGCCAGCGGCCGCCTTGATCGGAACGAGGATGTCCCGCCGGGAGATGCCGAGAGGTGAGCGCTCCACGAACGTTTCCACCGGAGGGATGCGGGTGAAGCCGACGCCTGGGACGTAGCGCTGGAAGCCATTGGATGCTGACCGGGCCAGCAAGCCGCCGTCGTAGCTCGCCATCCGGAACCCGCCCGAGCCGCCGCCGCCGGCGTTGGGGACGAGGGCTGCTACCTGGGTCAGGCCATTGCGTCTGACGAACTCGAAACCGGCCTCTTGCCCGCGGTCGATCCGGACGTTCTCGGCGATCTCGAGACCGCCGGGCACGCCGATGGCGTCCGGGTCTTTTTGATTGATGCCCTTCAGCAGGATCTGGACGATCTGCTTCTGGAGGACAGCCACGCTACGGGCCCTCCCCGACGGAGACTTGCGGCTGCCAGGCCCGCGCCATTACCATCCGGAAATGCGAAGCGTGCTGATCCTCGGTCTCGTGGCGGCGATCACCATCGGGTGCGGGGGAGGTGACGCGGCTCCCATAGGTCCTGGCATGGATGCCGGGCAGGACCGTCCATCGGTCTCTCCCCTGAAAGGGGCGTGGCTCTCTGCCTACAGCAACATCCCGTGCTACGACGTACTCGCGTTCGATGGAGTCTCCGCGTTCTCGCGCGGGATCATCTGCACGCTTGCCGATGGAACGACCGGGCTGCAGCTCGACAAAGGGATGTACGTCGTGATCGGAGGCCAGTTCCAGTGGGAGATCGACAGCTCGACGTGTCCCGTCGAGGAGGTGAAGTCCCCATCGGGCGCAGTGACCTTCTCGGTCAACCCCGGAGGTCCGCTGACCGTCACGTTCACGGATGCCATCGAAACGTTTCAGCTTGCGGCGTCCGACCCTACGTCGAGCGGTATCGCCTTCTTCGGCTGCTTCCACGGCGACGTCGGCAAGTTCACGCGGTCGCCGCTCGCGCCATTCTGACGCCCTCACACCGCCCCCATGATTGCGGCCAGGTTCTGGTTGACGATCTGATCCGTCGGGTGATAGACAGCCGCGAACGACGCCGGCTTGCCCGCTCCCTTCCGCGTGAGCATCTCGAACAGCCGGAAGAGGTTCCGATTGACGATCTCGTCCCGCGGGTGGATGACCGGCGCGAACCCGTGGGGGCGCCCCGCGGCGATGCGGTCGAGACCGACCTTCACGGCCATCAGGTTGCGGAAGATGACGTTGTCAGGGTGCGGGATGACCTGGTAGCTCACTGGCCCACCCACTGCCGCCCGCTCGGCGCGTTGACGTAGTTGGCGGTGGTGGCGCTGTCGTCGGGGTTGCCGGTGTTCGTCTCCAGCCAGTAGTTGCGGCCCGTGTCGCGCACGTGGGCCTGGGCCTGGCTCGTCGTGAGCAGTGCATCCTGGTAGGCGGCCAGGTCGGATACCGACTGGACCGAGAACAGGAACGCCGCGCCGGTGATGACCGGGGGCGCCTGGACGTTCGAGCCGCCGGCCCCGCCGCCGCGGACGGTGAGCTGCGTCCCCTCGAGCGAGTAGACGCGGTCCGCGACGAACGAGTCCGCCCGGAAGTAGTCGTCGGTGATGTCCGGGACCTGCCCCGGGCCGCCGGTGCGCTTGTTGAAGCTGCCGAGGATGCGCGCGGCCTCCACCTGCTTGGCGGCGATGACCGACGACGGGTCCGACTCCTCGGCCTTGGCCATGATGGCGGCGGCCGCCCCGAGGATCAGGTAGCGCTGGTAGTTGTCGGCGAAGAGATCGAGCTTCCCGCCGCCGGTGACGAGCTCGGTCAGCCGGGGCGTGTACCAAAGCGTGTAGGTGGCCGCCGGGTTGAGGCCGATCCAGCGATTCCGCTCGGCGAAAGCGAAGCGGTTCACCGGGACCGGCGTCTGGCCGCCCGTGTACAGGTCGAGCCCGAGCATCCGGTAGAATCCGGGCGTGGGCAGCGTCGAGACGTCGAGTTGCGCGCCGGCGGCGACCGAGAACGTGAACGACGTGGCGTTGTAATGCTCGTCCGCGTCCAGCATCAAGTCGTAGAGCTCGTACTGCGCCTCGACGAGACGACGGAGAATCTCCGTGTCCGTGGCGAACGCCTTCGTCGGGTCAGCGCCGGCGGGAAGCTCTTGGTTGGCTTCCTCCCTGACGGACGCGATGAGCTGCTCGGCTGTGCGCTGGGCGTATGACATCGGTGAACCTCAGACCGCCCGGCCCTTGTGAGACCGGGCGGTCGCCACGCCTCCGCTAATAGCCGCCCGCGATCTTCTTGATCGCCTCGGCAAAGCTGCGCGCCTGGTCGTCGTCGAGGTCGTCCACCCCGATCGCCCTCGCGGCGTCACGCGCGCAGGAGAGAGTTTCTGCGTCGTCTTGCTTCTCCTCACGAGGCGTGCCCTCATCGGGCTCGCTCTCGTCGGAGTCCCCGTCGCCGCTCGCCATGGGCTTGTCCCGGCCGGAGTCGGGCTTGCCCATGGCGATGACGAGCCCGTCGATCAACTTGTGCCGGTGGCGTCCGCTGATCATGGTGCTCCTCAGGCGTTCGAGTTCTTGACGATGACCTTGACGATCAGGCTGTCGCCGTTCGCCGGATCCGTGGCGACTGGCGTGCCGAGCGCGCTCGTGCAGAGGATTGACACCTTCGGGTTCGCCCCATTCGGCGTCCGTCCGATGCAGCGAGCAACCGTCGCCGCGCCCGCCGTCACGGCTCCGGCAGCGCTCGTCTCGACGTACGGCGTGACGTGGAGAATCTCCCAGACGCCTTCGTCGAGGAAGAGATCGTAGTTGCCGGCCGAGTTGCGCACGAGCGGAGACGAAGCCTTGAAGCCTCGTTGCCGAACGGGAGTCCCCGGCGCGCCCGCCGCTCCGATCGGGCACTCGAAGAACAGCGTGATCAGGTCCGGTTCGGACGCCTGACCGGAGAACATTTCTTTGTTCATGGTGTGTTGGCCTTTCGAAGGCTCGTCGCCGCCGAGGCCGCGCCCGGGATGCCCTCCGAGCGCGGCTCAAGCAGCGTCGGGCTTAGCTGGGGGGCGTCACCGAGATGTTGGCGTTGTACCCAGGGGCGTCGCAGGTGTTGAAGCCCAGCGAGCGCATCCGGATCTCGGAGCTGTCGGCGTTGTACACGTCGACGAACTTCCCGTTCTTGTTCGCCTGCTTCATGAGCTTGTTGCCAGGCGCGTAGAGGGTCAGCGAGCTTGAGGTGAGCACGAAGACGTGGTCGTCGGGGCAGAACGGCGACTGCATCACCGTCAGCATCCCCTTGGCGCTGTTCCAGCGGATGCCCTCGAAGCCCAGGGTGATGCCCTTGCCCTGAACGTTCGAGAAGACCGCCTTGCTGTCGAGCAGGTTCATGAACCGTTCCATGTTGCTCGGGCTCATGAACACCACG